CGTTGTCGGGGCGGGCTGTCGTCACATTTCAGGGCCGTTTTCTTGGGAGCGATCCAACGTCGCCATTTCGCACCTTGAACCAGAAAGGTCGGTGAGTGCAGATAAAACCCTGATGCGTGTCTACGATCAGGACGCACCATTCGAATTGATTTGTTCAGGTGGAGTCATACTTGTTCAGTCCTCGGAAGTTGTAACTTCCTTTGATGAGTTCCATTTTCCTGAAAACTGACGTAAACAGGCAATTACACTCACAATCCCGGTTATGAGTGTAAACGCGATTTTGCGCCAACTGTCATAGCTGCACCTTGTCGTTTTGAACGGACAGTGTGAGCAAGCGCCGGGCATCAGTGCACCAAAGCAGCAGCGCTCAGTCGTCTAGAGAATTCGGGTGATCGGACACCTTCCTGCTTTTCGGGTCTCGTGAGACAGAACGTACCGTCAGGCGAGGCAAAGCAGGCGTTCGGCCAGAAATAGAAGCGGAACGAATAATCTCCGGCCGCGCGCAGAACAGAAGTGTTGTATCCGGGGGCGAGAGACGAGAGAACGAAGTCTCCTTCAGCTGTTCCGCCGGGGAGAATCGGCGTTTCGAAATAAATGTTGGCAGTACAAACCCAGGCATTGGGCGGTACCGGTTGCCACTCCCCCTGTGAAGGTCGATACTCCGCGCCAATGCCGAAGCCACTGCAGGAGAATCCCCCATGCCGAACCGCACGGCGGCCGAGGTTATGGATTGCATAATGGAAGACAATGCAATCGATGCTCTCGCTGGCATCGCCGGTACAATCGACTGACTTCTTCGCGGAACTCGTGGGCGGAGGGCCTGGCCGGGCGCTTACCTCGAACGCGAGTTTCAATTGACCAAGATCCGGCAGAACCGGGGCGTCGAGCGTGACTTCGTTCGAAATGACCGATGTCTGAAAAGCAAAATCTGAAGCAATACTCGGCGGATGAACCACCTGCAACGGACCAAGACAATCGGTGCCTTCCGGTTCTTCTACGCAGCCGAAGAGAACCCACTCAGCACGCAGCGTGTAGGAACCGGGCGCAAACGTCTCTGCGTAGCGGCGCGGGGAAATAAGTCGGGTTGCGTAAGTGTTCTTTGCGCCGGGCCTCAAGCGAATGCTCGTCCACGTCATTGGGCGGCAGGTTTCTTGCTTGAGTGAACTCACCGGAAACCATCCGCTACTTGAGTTTGGCAATTTCCGATCAATTCGTATTGCCGGGTCGTTGCAACCGCCCCAGCGGATTCGGACCGTCTTTTTGCTTAGATTCTCCAGAGTCACTGTCAAGGCGCGGCAGGTTAATGTTTTCGCTGCTTCGCCAGTACAACTCGGGCCGAGAGGCAGCCTGCTGTGGCGATCTTCCGCCAGCGTGAGGCGGAACTCGTTTGCGGAAGGCAGCAATTGAGGAGCGCCGCTTGCCTTTAGGGTTTGCGAGGTATTGACGAAAGTGAACATCACAGCCATAAAGAAAGCGGTACCGGCGATTGACCTCATTGTTTCACCTGCCACTCAAAGAACGGGCTTCTGTCGTGCTTTTTGCGCACCAAATGGATAATCGGAGCAGAACACAACTGTTGTAAACAGGCGATTACACTCATTGAGCGCCGGAGTCCGATGGTGGCTTATTCAGGTTGCCGTTCATGCAACACGCGTGGAGTGTTCCCCGCTCCCTCTTCCTCCCATCGGTTCTTTGGTGTTTGGAGCACCTCCGGCACGCACTTCCGGGGTGGAACATTCTTATTATCCGACGAAACTGTTGTAAACAGGCAATTACACTCACAATTCCGTTGTGAGTGAAGTTGGAGTCTACCGTTGCTTGCCCGAGGATTGAGCGTGCTGGAGACGAGCCACCGCCGCCGTGGCTTCATCGGACCACTTTCCCGGCTCCGCCATTTGTTGCGCTGCCTTGTACTGCTCGATCGCCTTTGGGACCTGGTCTAGTCTTTCGAACACTCGTCCCAACCGCACATGAATGGCGGCATCTCCGGGCTTTTCTTCAATCGCATCTTGATAGCGCTGTAATGCGGCGTTGTAGTTGGTTTCCACGACGTACTCATCGCCCACTTCGACGTCGTGAGCGGCCTTCAGGGCCTTCTCCATTGCCTCATTACAGCTGTCCACTGGAACGGTGCTGGAACTCGTGCTCTCGTCTCCTCTGGAAGTTTGCCCGGGCTGCCCCGATTTCGGAAGAGTTGGCGGTGTCTGTTTGCTTGACCGGCCCCGGCACCACGCAAAGATGCAGATGTTGTCCGGCAATGGGTTCGAAACGTGGTGCTTCTTTTTCTCTTGCTGCTTGTGTATCTCGGCGATGATGTCGTCCACCGGGCGCTCAGCCGGACATGCAGGCGCCGCAGATTGGGCAAGCATCCCTGCGCTCAAGATAACCACAGCGATTACCCATAGGATTTTCACATGGCAATTGTATCTCTATGGGGATGATTGCAGAATTCGAATCATACGATGCCATCCAAACGAACCAAAAAGAAGAGTATGAGTGAAACCAAAGATGCCGCATCCAATTTCCAATCCTGCACCGCGATCGCTGAAACGAAAGAAAGCATTTCTCAACTCACATTGAAAGATTTCGTTCACGAAGGCTGGTCCATCCTCGAACCTGTCAGCCCTCTGCAATGGAACTGGCATCTCGATCTCATCTGTGACTATCTCACGCTCGTCCGTGACAACAATTTCAAAGAAGCATGTGGTCAACATTTAGAAGGCCTGATCTTCAACGTGCCGCCGCGCACCATGAAGAGCCTTCTCATTAGCGTCTTTTTTCCCATCTGGCTCTGGACCACGGATCCTGCGCGTCGCTTCATGTTCGTTTCGTATTCTGAGAAGCTGAGCACGCAGCACAGCGTCTTCCGCCGCAGTGTGATTGAGTCGGATTGGTATCAGCAGCGCTGGGGCCGCGTGTTTTCTTTCTCCCGTGACCAGAACCTCAAGAGCCATTATGAGAACTCAAAGCGCGGCACCATGTTCTCCACCGGCATGCAGGCCACAGCCACCGGCCTCGGCGGTGACATTCTGATCTTTGATGATCCGCTCAATCCGGAGCAGGCCGTCAGTCAGGCTGAGCGTGATTCCGTTAATCTGCGCTTTGACGCAACGTTTCGCAGCCGCATCAACAATCCTGCAACCGGCGTCAAGATCATCATCATGCAGCGACTGCATGAGCTTGATCTCACCGGCCATGTCCTGGCCCGTGAAAAATCGCGCTGGCTCCACGTGCGTCTGCCCGCAATCGCCGAAAAAGATGAGAAGTGGAAGTTCCCCTCGAAAAGAAGAACGCACGATCAAAAAGCCGGCGACCTTCTCTGGCCTCAGCGCCTCCCGCAGTCTTTTCTTGATAGCCAGCGCATCGGCATGGGCAGCTGGGCCTTCAACGGCCAGTATCAGCAAAGCCCCGCGCCGCTTGAAGGCGGTATCATCAAGCGCCAGTGGGTACGTTTTTACAAAGAGCTTCCGCAAAAATTCGACTTCATGGTTCAATCCTGGGATTGCACCTTCTCCGGCGGCTCTGATCATGACTTCGTCGCCGGCCAGGTCTGGGCGCGCTCCGGTGGACGCTATTACATGCTCCCGTACCGTACCTATGACCGCCTCGATTTCGGCCCCACCATGGCTGCCATCAAGTCGTGCCATGCCAAATTCCCGCACGCACATGCCGTGCTGATTGAAGATAAGGCCAACGGCCCTGCCATCATCAGTGAGCTGCAAAAAGAAATCGGCGGCGTTGTGGCCGTAAATCCTGAAGGCGGCAAAATCGCTCGTGCTCAGGCCATGGCGCCCCTTTGGGAAGCCGGGAGTATCGAGCTCCCGGATCCCCAGGTCTTTGCCGCTCCCTGGATCGAAGATTATTTGCACAACATCTGCGCCTTTCCCAAAGCCGCGCATGACGACGATGTCGATGCAACATCCCAGGCCCTTATCTATATGCGCACTCGCTTGGGCGGCGGCATCGTGGATTTTTATCGCCAAAACGCGACCGGGGAGATTCACCAACCTGATGCAGCTCAATCCCGATTTCGTCGCGCAGTAAGCAGGGAACAGTCATCAGCAGAATCCGCTCTGGCTCGGAATGTCATTGCTGCAATAAAGCAGGGAAGCCCAATTCAATGCAACGAGAGGCAGTACCCGGAGATTCGAGCTGTGTTGGCCGCGACGGAAAAAGTCCAAACCGAATTCGTTCCAGCATTATTGGTTCGCGATGAAATAGATCGCCTGGACCAGATATTTAACTGGCAGCCGCTACCAGCCGACTGACATCTTTGTGCACGAACTGATGTCTGATACTCAGTTATATTGCATCGATACTCTTTTTGGCTTTGGAACTCGAGCCCCCGAAACGAGGTTCCGCTACTATCGCTTCGACGATACAGCTTCGACCTTCCAGAATGAAGCGCCGTAGGCGCGGAAGCGCGCGTCCTTATGCGCGCGTAGCCCAGGCCGTAAGGCCTGGGTAAGCATAGATAATGATGAGGAGCCCCGGAGGGGCGACACAAACATCGGCAAATCACAATTCATGCCGCATTTGGACGGCGGAACTGTCGTGCTCTTCCGCCCAAGCCCCTAAACGGGTCCGGCAACTATTGCTTCGACGAGGATGCTACTCGCTTTCAAAATGGAGCCTCGGAGAGGCGAAAGCGCGCGTCCTTATGCGCGCATAGCCCAGGCCGTAAGGCCTGGGTAAGCATAGAAATGATGGGGGAGCCCCGGAGGGGCGGCACATTACACCAACCAAAAATCTTTTGCCACACGCTCCACCACTATTTTGTTGAGTCCGGCCTCTTTCGCGGCCTGGAGCCAATTCTCCAAAGCGGCTCTTACATCGGCCAATGATTCATTCCGCCGGGGAACCGCAAAACGATCGGCTTCCTCAAGAATATCTGCGCGCGTGATGTCGTTGAATTTTCCATTCACGCTCATCAGATGCTGGTAGGTCCATTCCCCTTTGGGGTTGTAGGCATGTGTCACGTCATAGGCGGGGGCTAATTCCCACACTCCGCCTTGTTTCAGGCGAAAGGAAAAATTCTTGGTATGGTCGTCGCAGTTGCGTGCCATCACGTTGAATACCATCCGTCGAAACACCTGTTCCAGCGCGGCATCACCCAGCTTTAGGCGGACCACCGCCATGAATAGCTGAGCGTAGGCATGCGTACCGCGCTGTTTGAAATCCAGATGCTCCATGGCACACAGCGTCTGCATGTGATGTTTGATAGTTCGTCCGTTGATCACATCGCGGTCAAACCGGCGAGTCATGAAATGGGCTCGACCGTTTTCTTCGAGCAAGCGGCATGGATACATCTCAATGCCGGCCTGCGTCGCCATCAGAGAGTAAGCGTACTCGATTCGCCCGTAGTCGGCTCCGGCGCCCAGTTCAGGATATTTGCCTACGCCATCCAGTTTGAGCAGCCAATGTTCAAAGCCATCGGGAGCATCGAACTGTCCGCTTCGGATTGTGTTGGTCTTGGGGTTCCAGGCAATCACGGCTTTGGCCCGTGCGCCACCCGCCGAGGTACCTACGTGAATCAAGTTGGCCAGCGCCGCTTTCGCGTGTATGTCGTGTGAGAAGTCGCCCTCAATCAGCTTTCGCGCGTCTTCCACCAGCGTCTTCATTTCCAGCGGAGCAGAGCTCTCGCGATTTGGGCCGCGCGCTGGCCTGAACTCAAGTGCGCCCGTTCCGCGTTTGGCCATATAGGCCAGGCGATCAATGGGCGTCACTTCGCTCTTGGTCGCGCCATGCTCCGCCATCCAGGCATCGATGAGCGCATTGCCGAAATCGTCCGGCAGTGCATCGGCTAGCATTCCTGGCAGTCGCTGAAACGTCGGCTCAGGAAGATTTGGGAAAACAAACTTTCCTTGTGGGTCGTCAAGCGGCATAGTCAAAGGGGCCAGTTCGATGCCCGTACGCTGCCACTCGGGATCAAAGGCAAAGACGTAATACCCAAGCTTGGGATCCAGTGCCACCGCCCCAACTCGGCGGTCCCATGCCCGAACTTCGACCACGCTGACGTGCTTCACAGCGCAGCCTTTCGCGGGCCACGTTTACGCCGGACCCGCTGCTGCGGTTTGGGATTGTCCAGCAGTGCCAGCGGATCCACCGTGATCTCCGGCGCCAACATCTCTATGCCCTCCAGATAGTCCAGCGCTTTCAGGACTCGCAAAAGCGTTTCGACTGTTGATCCGCGTCCGGCCTCAAGATTCCCCAGGGCTCTGAGTGAGATCCCGGCTTTGTCCGCTGTTGTTCGCTGGTCCAGGTTGCGCGACAAACGAAGCCTTCGTATGCGCTCGCCGAGAGCCGTCTGTAATTCTTCAAACGCGTTTTTCATAATCTATATAATAAAGGCAATATAATACCTATTATATGTATTAATAAATATAAACAGCATATTTAAACCATTTAAAATTAATTAATCAATATGCATATAAATACATATTAAACATGATTATATTACATACAGGCTTAATAGTGCTTGTTAATGTTATTTAATTAGAAATGCTTGAGGTGGGTATTCTACAGTATTCATTTTGCAAGAGTTATGGTCCGGCTAAACATCTTCAACTGCTTCGCCGGATACGCGCACATCTCTTTGATTGGACACTCATAGCACTGCGGGCTCTTGTCCTTGCAAATCTCTTTTCCGTGCTGGCGCAGCAATAAATGTGCCTTAGCAATGGCCTCCGCCTTGCGGGGAAGCTCATCTTTCAACGCTTCCTGCACTGACCGGTACATGGAGCCGTAATTTTTCTGCGCCCGGCCGTAGCCTACGCGAGTGAGCACCCGCAGCCCGTTCCACTCCAGCGGAAGCCCGGGGCCCCCAGCAAGCCCGGGTTTGGCTTGATGGGGTGGAAGCGGAAGCCCGGGGCCCCCAGCAAGCCCGGGTTTGGCTTGATGGGGTGGAAGCGGAAGGCCTGGCGCAGCGCCGCAATACATCAAGATCTTTTCCGCCCCTGGATCGCCAATATTAGGGAACTGTTTGAGTGCCTTTTTTGCCTCAGAGTAAGGCAGCTTCAGGATCTGGCTCAGATCGCCGTCGAACTGGCTCATCGTGATGCGTGCAATCTCCTGCCAGCGAAACACGCGAACTTGCGGCCGCATGCCGCCCAGCGTCGCCAGCTTCAGCAGCGTATCGGCGTCACCATTCAAAATGGCCTTGGGATTCATGCCAATACGTTTGCGTAGCCCTTCGAATACCTGGGTGCGCCGCTCATCGGGCAGCAGGTAGCAGGCGTTTTCCCACATCACCAGCTCAAACGGTCCTCGTGCCGGCGGCAACTTGGGCGTTCCGTACGAACGCTTCAAAGCGGCAACCAGTTTCTTTAGCTCAGGCATGGGTAGGCGTGGAGAAGGATACGCGCTTTTGACTAGGGAAAGCTACGATTTCGAACCAACCAACTGAAACCGTCGCTCATCCGTTTTCACGATCTCGCCGCCCTCCACCATGCGGCGCAGCACAGTATGTATGGATGAAAGCAGATTCACCTGGTCTTGGCCGATGCCCATTTTCAATAAATCGGCCCGAATCTCGGGCGGGGTCAATGGCGTTTTGTGTATGCGGAATAGCCGGCGTATCGCATCGGTGAAGCCGAGCGCCGAATCCACGACAAAGCCCTCCATCAGCAGAAGCTTGTCGATCTCTTCCGGATCGGCGCCGCACAGTTCGCCCAGAGGTTTGAGAGAGTGCCTTAGCATGCGAATTTTCTGGTCAAGCTGATCTCGTTTCTGCAGATACTGCAGCAACTCAAGCTTGGCAGTCTCATACGCTTGCTTGTAAGTGTCTCGCGCCATAAGTGTACATAGTCTAGATAATGTCTAACGTATTGTCAATGAAAGAAAAGCGTACAAACAATACGACATTTTAAAAATTGTCCAGAATAATCATTTTCTTGTTGACAGCAGGGTGCAATATGTCGTATACATTGTCTGTGCGATAGTAAGTTCTTCGTACAGCCGGGAGCGGCGCCGGCTTAATCCAACGGCCTGCAACTTTTCTTTGGTCCGCGGGTAAGGCCGCCTGCCAAAGAGCCTTCATCCTCGGCATTCGTGCGTGCCTTTGAGCTCGCATCGTGCCAGAAGCAGAGTAGGGAGTTGTGTCTCTCCTCCGCTCCCACGGGATGACCTGATTCCCAAAAACTGTCCGCTGAACCTTAGCGATTCGCCCGCTACGGCGCATGTCTTTCTCTATTCGCCTGCCTGAGGCGTATCAAACGAAAAAGCGGCAGCGAGGCCGACCACGCGCTGAGCTGCCTGCTTCAAGCGCTGACGAAACTCAACTTATCGATACTGGGAAAGCGGTTTGGAGCGAAGCGACAAAAGGAAGAAGAGGTGTCTCCATGCCATATGACCACAATGGCCGCGTTGGGCCGCCGCGATGTGAAGAATGCAACGCACCTCTCAGCTCCGACGAGCGTCGCCTGGATTCCGACGATAGGCACTTTCTCTGTCTCGATTGTGAGGTTGTTCTCGATTCGTTTACGCAGCCGGTAGTGGGTCACTTTGAAAACTGGCCCACTAGCAGTAACGCGCCTGGCGATTCGCTTTGCGAATCGCGGGCCTTTAGGCAGAGGTTCATCGCGTAGCGATGAACCTCAATTAACAAACTGACCCACTACCACTATTTCCAGGAGGAATCCGTGAAGAAAAGTTTATGGTTAGGAGTGGTGGCTCTGATGCTCGCCGCCACATTGCTGTTATTCGCTCAAACCGCCAGCCAGATGCCTGAGCTGGACAAAAACGGCAAACCGGTATTGCCCCGGCCCATGCCGCACATTGTGTACTCGCCTGCCGATCTTGCGCACAGCGGTGTCGCATTGCCTGCCTCTATCGGCGGCGCCACTCCCAATACCGGCATCATTCGTCTCGGTAACGCCACCAAGATGACTGTCTTCGTCAACTGCAGCCAGAATTTTGACCTGCTGATGAACGTCTACACCGCTGACGATCAGGGCCAACCCAGCCCCAACTTCACGCTCTATAACAGCTATACCGTTGCCACGGCAATGCAGGCAGGTGCGCAGCAGGCTTTTGTGGCCAGTGAACTCGCTCCCACCGTCACCAGCGGAACCCTTGGCGCTGCTGTTCGCCTTCCCCAGTTGGCTGTCTCTTTCTTTGAGAAGAATGACGTTGCCACCGCGGGCACCTGCACCGATCGCGTCATCGTCGGCTACTAACTCAGTTTTTCGACGCAGCAAAAGCGGTTTGGAGCGAAGCGACATTAGGTACCGGCACATGGCGGCGAGGCCGGCCAGCGCCGAGCTGCCTGCCCAGGCGCTGAAGACACTTTTGTTTCTTAACACTGCGAAAGCGGTTTGGAGCGAAGCGGGGAAGATGAAGCGGTGAGGCCGATCACGCGCCGAGCCGCCTGCCCCAGGCGCCCGAAGACACCTTTTTTCTTAACGCTGCGAAAGCGGTTTGGAGCGAAGCGACATTAGGTACCGGCACATGGCAGCGAGGCCGACCACGCGCCGAGCCGCCTGGCCCAGGGCTGAAGGCGCTTTATTTCTTAACGCTGCGAAAGCGGTTTGGAGCGAAGCGACATTATGAATTGGATTGGCGAGTATCTAGTTGACGACGCCGGCCACTGCCGCTGGCATGAAACCCTGCGCATTCAGGACGAGCAAATGAAGGCAGCCTACCGCAAGAATGTTCTGATTGAATTCATTATTGAAACCTCCGCCATCATGGGCGTGAAAGTGGGGATTGCGTAACATGCCGGAGATACTGAATGGCGGAAAAGCAACTGCGCTCGATTCTGGATTCGTGGCCCGCGTCGGCCGCAAGCTCCGTAATACCATTGACGTCTGGTTTGGTCCTGACCTTCCCATGCCGCCGAGCGCCCCTGCGGGCACTCCACCGCGCACGCTCGACTATCCGGTCGGTTACAACATCAACATTCAACCCAGAAATCTTGAGCCGATTTCGTTCGATCAGATGCGCTCCCTGGCCGATTCCTTCGATCTTGTGCGCCTTTGTATTGAAACGCGCAAAGACCAGGTCAGCCGTATGCCGTGGGCTTTCCGTCTCAAGCAACAGCCGGGGCAGCTTGGCCGTGCCAACAACCGCGGCAACAGCGCTTTCAGCGGCGACGACAGCGAAGAGCAAGATCCTCGCTTGTCGCAGCTGACCGATTTTTTTTCCTATCCTGATCGTGAGCACACCTGGCAGCAGTGGGTTCGGCTTCTGTTGGAAGATCTGCTTGTGCTCGACGCTCCAGTCCTGGTTCCAATCATCGATCAAGCCGGCCAGTTGTGGTCTCCCGGCAAACAGTTGTATGCGTTGGAGGTCATCGATGGCTCTACCATCGCTCGCAAGATTGACGCCATGGGGCGCACTCCGGCGCCACCCAGCGTAGCCTATCAGCAGATTCTCAAGGGATTGCCGGCCGTGGATTTCACCTCCGACCAGCTCATCTATCGCCCGCGTAACGTGCGTGCGCATAAGTTTTTTGGCTTCTCGCCAGTCGAACAGATCATTCTTACCATCAACATCGGCCTGCGCCGCCAGATTCATTTGCTCAATTACTACACTGAGGGCAATGTCCCGGAAGCCCTTGCGCAGGTTCCCAAAGAATGGTCGGCAGACCAGATCAGCGAATTCCAGGAGTGGTTTGATAGCGCGCTGGCCGGCAATTCGGCTCGTCGCCGTCGTATCACCTTTGTTCCAGAGTGCGGCAACCTTCAGTTCACGCGCGATCCCATGCTCAAGGACGCGCTTGACGAATGGATCACCCGCATCGTCTGCTACGCCTTCGGTCTTTCACCGCAGCAATTTGTCAGTGTAATGAACCGCGCCACAGCAGAGACAAGCGTCGAGCAAGCCGCTGCGGAGGGCCTTGTGCCGGTCCTGGGCTACCTGGCCGATATCATCAACCTCGTCGTCAATCGATACTACGGCTTCAGTGACATCGAGTTTGTCTGGGAGCAGGACCGCACCCTGAACGCCCTCGACCAAGCCAAGGTTGACGATATCTATGTACGCGCTGGCGTGCTCTCGATCGATGAAGTCCGGGACAGCCTGGGCAAGCATCCCGTTGGCATCAGCAATGCCGTGATTACGACGACGGGATTCGCTCCACTTTCCGGATCAGGCGTGCTGGCCGTTGAGCAAGAAAGCAAACCATGATCAACGCTGTCATCCCGAGTGTAGCGAGGGGTCTGCTGAGCTTACTTCTTGAAAAGGAGTGCGAATTCAAGCTCGAACACGCATTATGATCGCTGGCACTTTCGCAAATGCGTTGGTGTCATTAAACACATGAAACACATCAAGCTTCCGAGAATCGGCTGGCAGGAACTGATCTTTGCCGTGGTGCTGGTGATCGTGCGGGCGCTGGCAAGTGCGCAGAGCACGGCTCAAATGCTGTACCCCAATGAACTTGCGAACTTCAAGTTCTATGATCAGCACCTTTCCCCCTTGCGTCCCTACATCTCTGAAAAAGCGGCGGTGGTTCAGGCGTTCGGCTCAGACCAGGGCAGGGAATTTCCCGGTTGGCGTGTGCTCGTCTCGTTCGTTGGCGATTACAAGTTGACTACGGTGAATGGCCACCTCTGGGCACAGAACATCAGCGGTCGCTTGGCAAGCCTGGAGATAATACCCAGTAAACGCATGTCTATGCGCCGTGTGAAGTTCCCACCAGCTTTTAGTCACAGTTATGGTTTTGTCTCCGAAATGAATGTTTCATGCGATGTTTACAGCGATGATTCTGGACTGGAATACTGGATCTATTCCGAGAACTCCAGAGTACATAAGAAAGGCGATTTGATGTGCATTGTTTACGGGCCCAACGAACGCATCAAACGTGAAATTGAGGGCCTTCCGTAAGATCACATACTGTCATACGAGTGCAGCAGGGGTCCTGTTCCGCTGCCGCTTCAGAGCTTACCAAAAATCCAGTCCATGAAAAGTCGAGTTCGACAACTGTAGCGTTGAACTCCGATGTCCCTGCGATCTCGAGCGCCACAGGCGCGAAATTATTGAGCCCAGGCCGTGAGGCCTGGGTAGATGTCAAAAACGTGATAAGCCCCGTTAGGGGCGACACAGAACGACACAAAGGCGGCCTCGGCCGCCGTTTCCATTTGGAGCACCAATTCATGAAGAACCTGAAGCTGTTCGCCCAAATCGCCAAGATCGACGAGTCCCGCCACGAAGTCTGGGGCGTTGCCACTGCGGAAGTCGTCGATAAAGAAGGCGAGATCTTTGACTACGAATCCTCTAAGCCCTATTTCCAGAGCTGGAGTGACGAAATCGCTAAAGCGACGGCCGGCAAGAGTCTGGGCAACGTGCGCGAGATGCATGCGCCCAGTGCCGTGGGCAAGCTCGTGGCCATCTCTTTTGACGATGACCTCAAACAGATCCGCGTCGGTGCTCGCATCGTTGACTCCTCCGCCTGGCAGAAATGTACAGCCGGCGTTTACACCGGCTTCAGCATAGGCGGCTCCTATGTGAAAGCTTGGAAGGATGGTGAGTGCCTCCGCTTCACCGCCAATCCTGTGGAGATTAGCGTCGTCGACAATCCCTGCGTGCCGGGCGCCCACTTTACCGCCGTCAAGGCCGATGGCACGAGCGAAGTCCGTAAATTCAAGAACGGGCCTGGGAAAGATCGCACACTCAAGATCGGCGTGCGCCACTCGAAAGAGACAAAAGCCCGCCTCACCGCAATCAAAGATTGTCTGGACCAGATGTCGCAGAACAACCAGGAAGCAGCCAATCACCTTGACACGCTATTGAACGACGGAGATGGCGATCAAGACTCCGCCACCAGGTCAGTCTCTACAGAAATGCAAAAGATTCCGGGCGTCCCACGCCTTGGAGAAAGAACGGGAGAACACAATCGCATGCTGGAAGCAAATGATAAAGCGCAACTGGAAAAGGCCCACGCCAATTCCGCATCTGCGCTCGCCAAGCTGGCTGAAGTTGAAGAGGAAGTAGCCGGCTTGCGCAGCGAAATGGAGAGCAATAACCGGGAGATCCAGCAGTCGCTGAGCAATCTCCTGTCACTGGTGGAAAAACTCGTTACCCCGCAGGAAGCCGGAACCCGAGTAGCTCGCACAGGCTTGCCCACCCAAACCGTCACTAAAGAAGATGATGCCCGGCCGGCCTTGGCCAAGTCTGCGGGTGACTCCAGCGTCCATGAGCTCCTCAAGCGCACGCTGCAAAAACCCCAGCCGGCTTCCGTTTACCTGCGCTAGCACTGCTTTCTTGACCACTCCTCCCCGCGTTGTATCCGGCACTTTACAGCCCAGCACGGGGTGGAGCAGGCATTATGCCTGCGGTTAATGCTTCTACTGAGGCGGCTTTAGCCGCTGAGGAAACAAATTCATCTCAAAACCGCAATCTCCGGGCGGAGAAAAGGAATTGGAAAATATGTTTGGCGATCTGAGTCAGCAGACGTTTGATCTGCTCAACAAGGCGGACCTCTCCGCCCTGAACAAAACCACCATCAGCCAGTCGCTCATCAGCGGCGTGGCTGGAAATCTCAACGCATTCGATCTTCGCGGACCGGCGCTGCAGCTCTATCCGGTTATTACTCCGCTGCGCAACCGTTTGCCGCGCCAGCTGAGCGTCAGTGGCGATCTGGCTACGCGCTGGAAAGCCATTACCGGGGTCAACACGTCGGGCTTTGAGCTCGGTGTTGCTCCCGGTCGGCGCTCGGCGGAAATGAGCGTGACTGAGCAGGATTACGTCGCTTCCTACGCCGGGATCGGCCTTGAAGCCTCCATCGACTGGGAGGCTGTCTGGTCCGGCGGGAGCGAGTTTGATAACAAAGCCACTCTTGTTCAGTCGCTGCTCCGTGCAGTGATGATCGGTGAAGAAAACGTCATCCTCAATGGCAATGCATCCATGCCTCTGGGAACCCCATCAGCTCCTGCTGTCGCAGTCATCGCTGGTGGCTCACTCGCTACTGGAAGCTTGTTCGTCTTCGTTACTGCCCTCACTGCGCGAGCATTGGCCAACACCACTGTCTCTGCGAGTGGTGTGCCTTATGGCCAGGTGACGCGCGTCAACATTGACGGCACAACCACGCAATATGGTGCAGGCGCTAGCGCCATCAGCCCCACGTCGGCTGCCGCCACTACCAGCGCTGGTCAGCAGACCGTTGTTGCTACAGTTCCCGCCGTGAAAGGCGCTGCCGGATACGCCTGGTACATCGGCACCAGCGCTGGCACCGCCACCCTGAACACAATCACCACCGTCAACAAGGTGACGATCAGCGCTCCGGTCGCCGGCACGCAGCTTGCGAACGCGGCAAATTCCAATACTGACGGCTCAACCAACACGCTGGTGTTTGATGGCTTCCTCACCCAGGCCCTAAAATCGAGCGCCGGCTACTTCACATCCCTCGATGGCAACTCTCTCACCGCTGACCAGGCCAACGGCATCGTCGAAATCGATACCGCTCTGCAGTGGTTCTGGGACAACAAGCGCCTGAGCCCCACTGAGATCTGGGTCAACTCGCAGGAAGCGCGCAACATCAACAAGAAGATTGTCGCGGCCGGCGGTATTCCGCTTTTCCGCTTCACTCTTCCCGGCGGCACCGGATCTGACGACGACAAGCCCGCTCTCCTCGGCGGCGCCAGCATCGCGAAGTACTGGAACAAGTTCACCCAGTCCTTCCTCGATATTCGGATCCATCCCAACCTGGCTCCGGGAAGCATCTTCTTTAACAGCTCGGAAATTCCGTATCCGCTTTCCGGCGTGGATAACGTTTCCTTTGTCCGATGCCGCCGCGACTACTACCAGATCGAGTGGCCAGTGGTCTCGCGCCAGTATGTTTATGGCGTCTATGCCGACGAGGTCCTGGTCTGCCGCGCGCCGTTTTCCCTTGGCGTGATTGCCAACGTTGCCAACGGATAACGTCAGCGAGCGGCTGGACCGCCCGCATGTCGCTGCTGACTCTCCCATCCTGAAAAACAGCAGGGGAGAAAACAGGCAAGGCAGCCTGAACGCTCTTCCGGGCTGCCTTGCTTCGTTCAAAACTATCCAACAGCACCGTCGTCCCGAACCCCGCCAATGAGCGAGCGCTCTCATCAGCTCGCGAATAGGGGTGAGGGACCTTGTGCTTCATTGACCACTGCAAACGTACGACTGCAAACGGGACTCACACCAAAATCAAAACTTGGAGCAATCAAAAATGGCTGCTGCACCAGACGATCTTTGTACCCTGGCGGATCTCAAAGCCTGGCTGCCCAATCAAGGCAACAACGATGATGTCACGCTGCAAAACCTGATTTCGAATGGCAGCCTGCAGGTGATGCAGTTTATTGATCGCCCGCACATCATGGCTTCAGTCCTGGGCGCCCTTACTGAAACTTATGACGGCAATGATTCTGACCGGCTGCTTCCTCACCAGTTTCCTGTCATTGCCGTCTCCGGCGTGAGCGTTGACGGTGTTCCCATCCCGCAAGCCTCCAGCCCCACATCGGCAGGCTTCCTGTGGGACTCACGTCGCATATTGCTTCGTGGTTATCGCTTCAACTGTGGCCTGCAGAACGTGCAACTCTCGTATACCGCCGGCTACTCCGCCGTGCCGCTTGATCTCCGTCAGGCTGCCATTGAAGCATTCGCGTTGTCCTATCGTCAGCGTGTTCGCATCGGCGAAAAGTCCAACAGCATGAGTGGCCAGATCACGATCTCATTTGACATGAGTGACGTTCCACCGCGCTCTATGTCGGTGTTCAACCAATATCGGAGGCTTGCTTTGTGATTACCGTGCAGATGAATGATGCCGCGATTCAGCAGTTGCGGCAACGGCTCGCTGGCCTGCGCCCCCGCGTGGTTGCTGCGGTCTATCAGGCTCTCAAGCCGCTTGTCTATCAGTCATTGGTCAATACGATTCCAAAATATTTCGCTGGCTCTCGAGGCCCAAACAGCACGGTTCTCGCTTCCCGCACCGGAAATCTTATGAACTCCGTGCTGCAATCCATTCAAACTACGGTCGAGAGTGACGGCCTGAAGATTAGCATCGGATCCAATCTTCCATATGCGGCCGTTCATGAGTATGGCGGATTTGCGGGCCGGCGCGGGCCGTTCAAGAAGAAAGATGGAAAGCGGCCTTATTTGCCGGCCCGGCCTTACCTGCAGCCCGCCATCAATGACCTGCAGCAGGCTCTCCCTGCTCTCGTGGAGCAAGCCCTTCAGCAAGTGCAGGTGGCGCAATGATCTTTCCTCGTGAACAAATCTATTCCGCGTTGTTTGCCGCTTTGCAGGGCGCCCTGCTGGCGCCGGCTGGCCCGTTCAAGACCGTCAGCCGGCGCTGGCAAGATCAATCGCAGGTCTCGCCGGCGGATCGGCCGTCTTTGTATCAGGTGCAGAAGGATGAGCTGATCGGCACCGGCGTCAATGGGCTTCCTATTCATGCCAAGTTGATTCTCGATCTTGTCCTGTACACCGTGGGAGACAGCGAGCCCAACTCGGTCCCTTCCACCGAACTCAACTCGCTTCTGGATGCGGTTGAAGCTGCGATTCGTAGCGCCACGCCTGGGATTGCTCAATCTCTCGGTGGCAAGGTTTCGCACTGTCGTATTGAAGGCAAGATAGAGATTGTTGAAAACATATTAGGCGTTATGGCCATGGCCGTCGTGCCCATTGAAATACTCACCACGGCTTAGTTCACCCAACAGTTCAGCGGTTTCACGCCGCTTCATTTTCTGGGAGTGCAGGGCGGACTCCCCAAAAGGAGAAAGAATAAATGTTTGAGTTTGGTTCAGGCACCCTGTGGGGCTTTCCGGTCGGTGGTAACACTGCTCCCAACCCCACTCCTATGAAGTTTGGAACGCTGCAGGACGTCTCCCTGGATATCTCCGGCGACGTTAAGCAGCTTTACGGCCAGAAGCAATTTCCTGAAGCTGTGGCGCGCGGGAAATGCAAGATCACCGGCAAATCCAAGTTTGCCGCCATTAACGGGAAGATGTTTAACGACCTCTTCTTTGGCCAGACCCTGGGCGCGGGCATGATCAAAACGGCCCTGGATGAATCCGCCGCGATACCCGCTACTCCGTTCACCATCACGGTTGTCAACGCTGCACAGTTCAAACAGGATTGGGGCGTTCGTTACGTCGCAACCGGGATTCCCCTTACCCGAGTTGCCTCTGGTCCGGTTCAAGGCCAGTACAGCGTGAACGGCACAGGTGTGTACACCTTTGCCGCCGCAGATACTGGGGCGTCCGTGCTGATTTCCTACACTTTTTCGGCGCCTACAACCGGCACTCAACTCAACATCCTCAACCAGTTGATGGGCTTTGCTCCCACCATCCAGGTCCTGCTGGAGACAATCTACAACACCAATCAGTTCTCCGTGCTGCTGTACTCCGTGGTTGCTTCGAAATTGAGTTTCGCAACGAAGCAGGAAGACTTCATCATCCCCGAATTTGACTTTGAGGCGTTTGCAAATTCGGCTGGCCAGGTGATTGACATCTATTCCAACGAATAACGGAACTACCTGCGGGTCCGGTTCCGGCCGGACCACGCTTTCTGTCAGCCAGACAAACATCTCTCAAGCAAAAAGGAGATTTATGTTAAAGCAGCAAATCGTTCCGACTTCGGTCGGAGAGCTTACCGTTTCATCGCTCACGCTTGGTGAATTGCGGCAACTGGATGCCATTTTTGTCCAATCCAATACGGCCGGCTCTGGCTTTGCTACGCTGTTGAAATATTTGCCGGTCATCTTCGGCTCATTGCGCAAGGTCCATCAGGATCTTACTTTAGAGCAGCTTGAAAACGGTTTGACCCTGGAGGATTTCAACGCCGTCCTGAACGCGACCCTGGAGGTTTCCGGACTGAAGAAGGCAACGGCGGGGGAACCCACTCCGGTACCGGTGTAGCGGAGTGGCCTTTCATTTATAGCCACATCGCCACTGCTACCGGATGGACCTTCAGGCAAATTGATCAGCTTACATTATGGGAAGTCAATGATCTGTTCGAATATTGGCATGATTATCCGCCGACTCACGTTCTCGTAGCGGCTTATTTGATCGGCGACAAGCGAGGCTCTACCTCCAAAGGTGGAAGCAAGAGCAAACGCAATTTCGATGAATTAACTAAAGCCGTTTCTTCCGCAGGCGGAAACACAACCAACAAACTGCCACATGTTTATAGGGCGTAGTCTTGTGAAGGTAGATTGAGCAATGGCGCTCTGTCTCGCCAATGCTGTAGGGTAATGAGTGTCTTAGCAACTTTAGCCTTCCAGCAACTTGATAACCTAAGATACCTGAACTGCAAGCTTCAAGAATCCATGCTTTTGACATAGGAACACCATCTAAAAATCCCTTGTGCCGCGATATGTACTTTGCTATTATTTCTGGAGGGTTTAAACGTTTATGGTTTCTTGCAAGCAGTGTGGTGCACCCATTGATTCGACTGCTTCATTTTGCCGTAGTTGCGGTACCGCCCAGCCGGCGGCAGATGCTGGCTCCTCGGCTCCGGCTCAATCCGTGGCGGCAACGGCTTATGCGCCTGCTCCTGTGGTGGCTAAAAAGAAAAGCAAGAAAGCGTTGAAGATCGTCGGTATTGTCGTCGCCGTCTTTGTCGCTCTGGTTGTCTGGGGCGCCATTATCGATGCCGGTAAGAATAAGGGGCGGGTTCCGAACGATCCTGAAAAAACGGCTTCTGATCAGAAAGCGTCCGAGCAAAGCCAAAGCCAGCCGACAACTGAACAGCTCGCAAGTGCGCAAAAGGCTGGTCTGAGCAAAGATTTTGCGAGTAATGCCTGGTTAACGCACCGTTACGTTGTGAATACATACACGCGAGTGCTTGGTGGTTTTAAGGATGCGGATATCACACTTCCTTCTGACGAAGCTATCCGTGATTCCATCAAAGGAGCGCGAGGCAGCATTCGCAATAAGGCTGACCAGCTTGCTTACGACAGGATGTACGCACTGCTTTGGATTGATCACACCGCTTCCGGCATGACCCCAAGTACGGATGAGCAATCCCTTTATATGCATTACATTCGTTCAGGCAACGGCTGTTTTATTGGTGTTATGTCGAGCTTCGAGGCTGGACATGAATATGCTCCAGGCCTGATGAAAGACATGCATGAGTGCATGAGCATACAAGCGGCTTTCAAAGCAGAGTTCGATAAAACTCATCAGGACGACTTCTAATTTGTTTTGGCGTTTGATTTTCCAGAGCGGCCTGCGGGCCGCTTTTGTTTTTGCGCGTATTAAGAACAAAGACCTTCCGGAGGTTTAGAAATGGCCGCTCTACCTGAGATTTTGATGACGATCTTAGCTGATTCCTCCGGTGCCGAAGCAGGGCTCGCCAGGGCGTCAGCGGCTGCTGAATCCTCCACGGGCAAAATGAAGGGCCTCTTCGATACAGCTGAAAAAGCCATCGGCGGCGCCATGAAAGACGCTGTAAAGCATGTGGCCGAAGCCGTCGGCGAAATGGTCTCGAAATTTGTTGATGCTGGAATGGGAGCGAACGCAGCGGCGGAGTCGATCGCGGCTGGCTTCGACAAACTGGGAGTGATTCCAATTAAGATTGGGCCGATCGTCGAGGCCACGGACAAAGTCAAGGACTTCGTCCTCAAGTTGCAGAACCTTTCAGATACTGTGCCGCTCAGCCTGGGGAGGATCGTTGAGCTCAAAGGCGCCATGGAGCATGTTGGCGCATCTACGGAGCATCTACCGGAAATCCTGCAAACTCTGGGAAAGAACATGGCGAAGGCCGCCTCAGACGGGGGCGACGCTGCAAAAAAATTCCACGAACTGGGCATTTCCACCGATGGCTGGAAAGAAAAGATGCCGGGCGCCGATACGCTGCTGGTGCAGATGGCCGAGCATATCAAAAACAGCAAGAATCCGACCGAGGAGATGAACAAAGCTGAGGAAGTGCTGGGCGAGCACTTCAGGGACTTAATGCCGCTCTTGCAACAGGGAGGAGCCAAATTGAAGGCTCTGGCCGAGGCCCACGTGGAAAACGCTCGGACCATTGAAGGGAGTACAGAAGCCTTCCAGCACCTGCACGCCACGGAGAGCAACCTTGCTGAAGCCATGCAGAACTTGCTCGTACCGATATTCAGGGTTCTCGGCCAGGTTCTGGATGTAATCCTGCAAGGAGTCACCAAGCTCATCGAATGGTTTACCCGCTTCGGGCACATGGCGGTTGCTGCGGGGCAGCTCGTAGCTGACTATTACAAATCCCTGGCCAAGATCATGCTCGACCTTTGGCGCCCGGTCTTCGGGTGGCTGAAAGAAGCACTGGACGCGGCCATAGCAAAACTCCGCACTGTGGGACAGTGGTTTGAGAGCGTGGGCCGCGCCGGCCTTGCGACCTTCACCAAGGTCAAGGACTTTCTTGCCGATCAACTCCAGCCGGTATTCAAGGTTGTGGGCGAAGGTGTGGACTGGATCGTCCAGAAGTTCAACGCTCTCAAAACATGGATTGGAAGAGTCAAGGATGCCGTCTTTGACATGGCTAAACCGGTCATTGACACATTC